TGCATACAACGAAGAATGTTCGACTGGGATACATTTCTTCAAGACAAGAAAGGAAGCGGAGGAGCATGTCAACAATTAAAGCGTCGCAGAATATGCGCTGGGCGTGGAGATGGAATGACAAAGGGTGGGAGCGCGTCCTAGTCCTCTCGCTCCGCCCTAAAAACCTTTGCAACATCGCCAATGGCTTGAAAGACATCGAGACTAGGAGACAAGTAGTCAATGAAATAAAGGAGACGGAAAAATGACATCCAAACAACTTAATCGACTATTGGACAAAGCTAAAAAACAATACGAAGACGGAGAGGTTATTGAGTGCATTGGAACGCTAAACCTAGTGATCGACAAACTCAATGACGATACAGAAAAGGAGACGGAAAAATGACAAAGGGGGGAAAAATGGAAACCGATAAGATTTACCTCGGCGATGCCTACGAACTTATAAAGGAAGTCCCGGACAAGTCCGTTGATTTGATAATAACCGATCCGCCTTACTCCATAACAGCAGGTGGGTCGGGTGGTTGTTTCGGGTCAAAACATAGAACATATATAAAAGAATACAAAAACCTTGGGGAAGAAAGTCATGCCGAAAAAGGTCTTATTGTTTCCAAAACGGGAGATAATTGCACTTGCGTTGGTTTCGATTTGTCGATTCTTGAGGAGTTTGAAAGAGTGCAAAAGAAAACCAACATCTATATCTGGTGTTCCAAAGACCAAGTAAGCGAATTGATGGAGTTTTATGAAAAAATTGGCCGAAACGTGGACCTTCTCGTTTGGGGCAAGAAGAACCCGATACCCACATGCAACAACAAATATCTAAGCGATTTGGAGTATGTCGTCTTCGCTCACGAAAAAGGAGTTGCTATTTTTGGAAATTACAAAACAAAAAGCAAATTTTACATCTCGGAAACGAACAAAGACGACAAGAGCGATTTCAAGCATCCTACCATAAAGCCACTTCCTTTCATCAAGAACATGGTCGAGAACTCGAGCGAGAGGGGGGGCTAGTCCTAGACCCGTTCGCCGGAAGCGGGACGACATGCGTTGCAGCGAAGGAGCTTGGGAGGCATTACATCGGATTCGAGATAAACGAAAAATGGCACAGAATAGCCGTCGATAGGATGAATGGGATAACCGCCGATGGTCAAACATCCATATTCACCGATTTTGAGGAACTGGAGAAGAAAGATGGGCAATCTCGTTAACCGCGCCAGTTTCGGCGAGCATAAGGAGCCAACGCAAAGGGAAGTTATGCTTTCCGAGATAAGGCAAGCGTACAAATTGGGCAACTGGAAGCACGGAAACGATTTGAAGAAGCACTATGACAAACTCATAAAGGAAACAAAGGAGGATGCTACGAAATGAAATTATCCGATATATACCAAGGGGAATGTTTCTATTCGGACGATTTCCGCCTCCTTATTCAAGGCAAGATGGAGGATTCCCTTCCCCTCATCGCGGAAAATTCGGTGGATGCCATTGTCACCGACCCCCCTTATGAGTTGGGTTTCCTCAACAAATCGTGGGATTCCACTGGCGTGGCGTTCAAAAAGGAAACATGGGCCGAAGCGCTTAGGGTTTTGAAGCCGGGTGGGTATCTTTTGGCTTTCGGAGGCTCGCGCACCCAGTTCCGCATCGCCTGCGCCATCGAGGACGCGGGTTTTGAGATAAGGGACGAGATCATGTGGCTTTACGGAAGCGGATTCCCAAAAAGCGAGAACATCGGAATAGCGATCGACAAAGTATATGGAAAAAACAGGGAGCGCCAACTGGAGTTCACCGCATGGATGAGGTCCACGGGCATAACGGCGAAGCAGATAAACGAGGCGACCGGAACGTTCATGGCCTCGCATTTCTTAACTTCAAATCAGGAACCGTCAATCGCCACCGCCGACCTATTCGACAAACTGCGCCCATTCCTTCCCGAGGTTCCGGAAAGGATTGAGAGGCTCGTGGCCGAAAGGACCGGAATCGAGTGGACCGATTATGCCAAGAGGGAGAAGATAGCCGACAGGACGAGCGGGGCGTTCGAGTTTCGTCCTGGGGAGCAAAAAGAAAACAAACCGGCCAAATCGCCGATAACCGCCCCCCATTCGGAAATGGCTAAGAAATGGGACGGATGGGGAAGCGCCCTCAAGCCGGCCTATGAGCCCGTAATCGTGGCGAGAAAGCCATTTAAGGGGTCATTGGCCTCCAACGTCATGAACAACGGGGTCGGGGCAATCAACGTGGGCGAGTGCAAGGTGGCCTCTCGCGAATCGGAGGAGCGTTTCCCTTCGAACGTGATTATCGACGGTTCGGATTCGGTGGATAGCCTATTCGAATCGAACGGCGCGGAAGCATCGGAGTTCTTCGCCCACATCGGATATTCTGAATCGGATGGCGACTTCCCAATTGGCATCTATTGCGCCAAGGCCGGGAACGCCGACAGGGATGCCGGATTGATGGCTATGGAGGAAAAGGAAGTGGGAGACGGGCGCGACAACCCAATCGACAACCCAATCGACAACCCGTTCCAAAGGGGCAAAACCCCAAGAAGGAACATCCATCCGACCGTCAAGCCCGTAAACCTAATGAGATACCTCATCCGGCTGGTAGCGCCCAAGGGAGCCATCATCCTAGACCCTTTCATGGGGAGCGGAAGCACCGGCAAGGCCGTCGCGTTGGAAAATCTCGCCTTTGCGAAGGATTACAAATTCATTGGAGTGGAGATGACTCCAGAGTATCTTCCGATAGCAAAGGCGCGGATTGTTTACGCCGAAACTGGGAAAGACGCCAAAGACGAAGCTAAAGAGGCCGAAAGCGGATTTGAGCAATTGAACTTATTCGGAGAAGGAAATCAATAATAAAGGAGAAAAACAATGAGGTTCTATGATTTTATTCCTGCAAGATACAGGGGTTACTGCAAAGGTCTTAGAAGAAGATACGGGGCAAGCCAATGCTTGTACTGCAAATTAGCGGTTGACAAAAAAGGAACTAATGACGAAATCGAGTGTCCGTTTTTAAAGGAGGGCAAATAAATGGGTTACGGATATTTGATAGCCGTAAACAAAGACAACAAGGTGGTTGACTGCTACAAACTGGAAGGGCAATGCAGCGACGAAGTCTTAGCCTTTGCGATGATGATGATGAATGAATACAGGATTATAAGAAGCCCCTATCCAATGGAAATCGGGAGCAAATGCCTTGAAGGAAAGGAAAACCCTCTCAAGTGATGGGCGGCTTTTCGCGATTTCTTGCAACGAGGGGTTGACTTCAACCTTTATCAGCCTTAGAATGTCCTTGCTCATAGGAGGGCAAAATCATGACTTTGAGAGAGATGCTTCTTCACGTTAAGGACAACCACGGGGTGGAAATCTCCGTCTACCAGACCCCGACCGTCATCTTCAAGGGTGACGCCTCCGCCGCCCTTTCCGAAGACGGCTTGCGCCGCTGGAAGAACCACGAGGTCCAGTCCGTCTATGCCAACGGGTCCGCTTTGCGCAACGGGGACGTGCTCGTCGTGAAAGGGCTGAGAGGCGAAGACAGATGCGTCAATTTCATGGAAGGGACCGCGGTGATAAAAAGGGACGCCTACAAGAACGTGACGGTATTTCTTGGCGCGCTTCGCTCCGGGAACGATGTTCGCATGGCGACCGCCAAGGACATAGATGCCGATTACCGCAGGGAAGTGGCCTATGCCAAAAAAATCAGAGACATGAGGCTGGCGCATCTGCGCAAAACGAAGGAACGCGAGCCTTTTATGAAGGAGCCGAAGGTCACCATGGTAAAGCTGAACCTCGGAAAGAAGGAGGAAAAACAATGAGCCACGAGACGTTCAAAAAGTCCTATCTGCCGTTGACCGTCATGTATTCGGTGATGCTCACGGCGTTCTTCGCCCCGACCGTCTGGTCGATGATGGCGAAGGGGAACTTCGGAGGCGCGATGCTCGACCTCTTCCTTTATGTCATCATGGGCGGGACGGAGACGTGGCTCGCGGCGGACTGCGCCATCCTCGACAAGTCCGAGGAGCGAGCCAAGGCCCGCTACTTCTCCGCCGCGTTCCTCTACGCCAACGAGGCGAGGGAGCAAAGGGTCCTCATGGGGGCCTTCGCCGGGAAGACGGTCGGCGACGTCATGAACCGCAAGGCCTTCGACAAGTGGGTCTCGCGCAAAGCGTCCGAAATCGCCATGAAGGCGAGGGAAGGGGAAATCGCATGAGCTTCTACAATTCGGTCCGACAGATGGCCTCGGAGGCGCGCAAGGAGGGCTTCGGGGGCCTGACCTACGAGGAGTGCGCCGCGCTCTACAACCTGCTTTGCCTGTCCAGCGACAGGAACGAGCGGAGCAAGGAGCAGGCGAGCGCGCTCATGAGGGCGTTGCGGCTCAACTCGCGCAAAAGCGACGAGGAGCTGGACGGCTTCTTCCTCAGGGCCTGCGCCAAGGGGAAGGGCGCGCCGCTCGACTATTCGGAGAGAAAGGCCTTCAACCTTTCCGTGAGGCCGCTGCATGACTGACAAGATGATACCGTTCAAGGACCGGCAGCAACTGGCCTACGACTTCTCGCCGAAGCCGTGGACCGTCCATATCTGGGTTTATCTGAACGGCTTGGAAAGGGTCGAGACGCTAAGGGTCACGGCGGCCACGAGGCCGTCCGCGATGGTCGAGGCCGAGAAGACTTACGCAATTTACAAGAGGCACGGATGGGTGGGAGCCTATCGCGTGCTGGTCGCCTGCAAAGGCTGGGAGGAAAAACAATGATTAAGGAACTGACGAACTGCGAGCGGGACGAAGAGGGGAAGCCGGTGCCGACCGCGCGCCAGAAGGCGTTGCAGGAGTATTTCGCCGACATGGCGTACCAGTTCCCCGAGGGATGGTTCAAGGGGGAGGACGTCTACCTCGCGATGCAGATGCGCGGCTTCGACTACGGAAACCCGAAGACCGCCTACAAGAAAATCAACGAGGACGTCCGCTTTCTGAACGTGTGCGGGCTTTACACCAGAATGGTAATCGGGGACCGCACGAGGGGCTACAAGCTCGCCACGAGGGAGGAGTTCCTCGACTGGTGCAAGCGGCAGCGCGACGAGGCCGTGGGCAAGCTGAACCTGCTTTCCTACATGATGGCGAGCGCGAGGCTCGACGACCAGGAGAGGCTTGCCATCCAGGGAGGGGCGGGAGAACAATGAAAACCTTTGAGACGATTAACAACGAGACGATAATCCTCGCTAATATCGCATACGTGAGAAAACGCTTCGACCCCTATGCGTACCATAAGACGACCTATTGCGTCGAGTTCGTGGGGGGCGGCCATCTTGAACTCGATAGGGAAGACGGAGAAAGGCTGCTCGAGGAAATGAAAAAGGAGGAGAAACGATGAACGCTTACGAAATGGCGGACGTCGCGCGTTTCGCCAACATGATGGAGCGGCTCGCGTTCTGGGAGCTGGGCGTCACCAAGAAAGCCTCCAAGCTCGCCAAAGTCTGCCGAGACGCCATCTTCTACGGCGAGACCGGGGAAGGCAAGGAACCCGACCTATCCGCCTTGCAGAGGGAAATGGACCAATTCTGCGAGATGATGGCGGAGGTGATTTCCGCCGCGAACCCCGAGGCCAGCAGAAGGCAGGGGGCCGCCGAAGAGGCGGAGCGATGGCGGAAGATCGCGGTGGAGACGCTTCCGCCCGAAATGTCGAGGGCGTTGATTTCCGCCGTGATACGGAACGGGATGAAATAGGGAAAGGGGCGCGGAACACGCGCTTAATCAATAGCATGGAAAACGAGAAGAAGGACGAGACGGAGAAGGAAGCCGAGCCGGAGACGCCGACCGCCACGGGGCTGACCCCGAGCGCGGAGAGGGTGCTCTCGGAGCACGCCTCGCAGGCCATCAACCGCCTGCAGAAGACGCTCTTCGGGCAGCAGCACGCCGACTTCAACGAGGCACTCGCGTACCTCGAGGCCCTCGGCCGGGGCTACTCGCGCCTCCGCTACGAGAACGCGACCCTCATCGCCTACCTCGCCGCCAAGGGCAAGACCGACGATTTCGCGGGATGGCTTCAGAACGAGGCCCGGAAAGCCAAGGCCGAGGCGGAAAAGAAAGAAGGAAAGAAAGCATGACGTACGAGGAATACCTGGACGCGTTGGGGAAAATGTCCTACGACGACAAAACCGAGGCCCTGAGCCCCGACGGCTCGATGGCCTATTACAAAGGCATCGACGGCGGCACGCATAAGGTGAGCGGCGACCCCACCGTCTACGCCGCGCAGAGGATGGAGATGCTCGCCGTGGCGCAGAACAGAAAGCTCAAAGCCCTCCGCGAGGGAGCCGCGCGGCTCCTCGCCTCGAGGGACGCGACGCTCGCCGAGCTCCGCCGAGCGCTGGACGGCTGCGAGAAAAGCGACCTTGAGCGCATCAGGGAAATCGACCGGTTGACTTTGGAGAACGAGGGCCTCAAGGCCAAAATCGCGCGCTTGGAACGGAAGGCCAAGAAGCATGGGAAGGCTTAGGAAAGCCTTCGAGCGTTACCGCAGGAAGTGGGGGCTGTTCGGCCTCCTCTTCCCCATCGTGGGGTTCGCCTGCGGCATCGCGCTCCTGTGGGTCTCGCTCTACTACGGCGCGGGCTTCGATTTGTGGGCGTGGATGGCCTCGCCGAAGGCCGCTCCCGTCTGGCTGGTCTTGCTGATAATCGGCGTCGGCTTCGTCGCCATGTGGTGCGGGGCCTGAAAGGAAAGGCTAAAGTATGCCAACGAAAAGGATTAAGAGGACGGTAGGCAGCCTCTCGGAGTGGGAGGCGGCGCAATACTGCAGGCAGGAGGGCTATCGGGGCGTGCCGATCGGCTACGCGCTCGAGTGGCTCAAGATGCACTTCGGCAACGGCAAGGTCATATATCTGACCGCGAGGCTCGGGGAATGAGCGCGGGCACGATGCTCCGCAAGGCGCGGAGCAAGGTCTCGAGGGCCGTCTTCTCCAAGGCGGTTCTATCCGTCGCGATGATGGCGGTCGCCCTCGCCATCACCGTCGTCTATTCCCTATGGGGCGTGGCCTGGGACTACAACCGCATCGACTGGGGCAAGCTCACATGGAACGTGGGCATCCTCATCGGCCTATTCGTGATGATGATTTACTCGGGATGGGTCTTCGAGGCGAAGAACATACGCGACGACGAGGCGAGCGACTGGTACAGGGCGCGCGAGGGCTATCGGGCCACGAGGGCGAAAATCTCACCGAAGCGGCAGTACGTCCCCCAGTACGCGCTCGCCAAGAGGGCGCAGGAAATCAACGACCTCAAGGCGAAGGAACTACTCAACGTGGGCTGGCGCGCCTCTTACTCCGACCCCGTGAAGGACGGCGACGTGGCGAACGCGACCGCCTACGAGGTGGCCTTCTACGCCACCCCGGCGGACATCGACGCCGCGGCGGCCCTGAAGTCGCAGGACGACGCCATCAAGGTCTCCCACGACCCCAACCACGTCTTCTATCTCACGGCCATCAGCGCGAAGCTCGCCAAGGACACCAAGGACGTTCTGGAGAAGGTCGAGAAATTCGACTGGTGCGACGCGGGCTGGTACATGACGGACGACGACGAGCAGGCGGACGACGGCACGCCGACCATGGCGAGGGGCAAGGTGATAGCGAAACGGTCCAAGGCGCAGGCCTTGGTCGGGGTCCTCGCCTCGCTAATCTTCATCGCCGCGTGGGCCGTCCTAATCGGAGGGGCTTACGTGGACGCCTGGATGGGCGGCAGCGCGGAGGCTTGGATGAACACGCTGGCGAGGCTGTCGGCCATCTTCTCGGGCGTGCTCCGCGGCTTCGGCATCGTGGACCGCTACTACGAGAGCCTGACGGCCATCCTCAACGACAAGTCTTCCTTCCTGGAGGGCTATTACGTCGAGGTGATGGTGGACGGCAATTTCGTGCCCGACACCCGCACCCGCACCGCCAAGGACGTCTTCGAGAGGGCCCGCGAGCGCGAGAGGGCCTTGGAGGAGGAGAAACGCAAGGCGGAGGAAGAGGCGAAGGCCGCGGAAGCCGCCAAAATCGCCGCTGAGGGGTCGCCAAGCCCCGAAAAGGCTTCCGTTGAGGAATTAGGCAAGGGAGAGGAAAGCGAGCCAAAGAAGGCCCTCCCCGTGAAATCGCTCGAGCAGATGCTCAAGGACGCCAACGAGGGCAAGTGAGATTTGACAAAGGGCCGGAAAGGCATTAAGATGGTCTCATTATTCCCGGTGGAGGGAAGAAGACTGAAAAGAGGCGGACCTCCGGGCCCGCCTCTTTTCTTTCGCTATCTTTGTATGCCCTTGGCGTCGCCCTCGGCGGTTATCTGGGTGGCCTTGGGTGCCCTCGTGAACACCGCGTCGAGGACGAACAGGAACGCCCCGAGGCAGTAGAAGATGAGCATCAGCATGAAGCCGTCGCTCGCGGCCTTGAACACGGCCTCGAACACGCGGCAGGTCTCGTAGGCCACGAGGATGGTCGCGGCTCCCATGAGATGCCGCAGGAAGGTGAATATCACTATCATGGCGTAATGCTTGCTGGCGTCCACCTCGTTGACGGCCTTGAATAGCGTGAGCCGCCTTTTGAGGGCCGCGTTGATTTTGGCCCAGTAGACCACGAGGCACGGTATGGCGACGAGCCACGCGACGACCGGGCCGCTGATTTCCCACGAGCCGGGCTTGCGGGTGGCGTACTCGGCGATGAGCAAAGCGACGGGCACGAAATACGCGACCATCACGCCTATCATCCTAAGCCAGTGCCCGAAAAACAGCGAGTGAATGTCCGCGCCGAGGCTTCTCCAAAAGGCCTTCCACATAGGCTACTCGGCCTCCGCTTCCAGCTTGGCTTCCTTCTTTTTCGCCTTCGCTTCCCTCTTTAGGTCCTTCTTCGTCTGGGGGACGGTGCCGAACTCGGCCTGCTTTTGCTGGGCCTTGTCCATCAGCTCCCTGAGCTTGACGCCCCTTTGCTCCAGCACCTGCGACCGCTCCGAGGCGGCGGCCTTCACGTCCGAAAGCCTCTCGGCCTTCATGAGCGCGGCGTTGTAGGTTTTGTCCTCGGTCAGGCACGAGGCCACGTAGGCCAAAATCGAGAGGAGGAACGAGGCGGTCCACAGAAGCCGGACCAAGGTCACGGCCCTGTAGGTCTTGTTCTCGCTCACGTTCGCGAAGGTCCGTGCCACCGTCGCGACGGTCGGCAGACCTATGGCGGTCAGGGCCGTGGCGGAGGCCGCGAGCCAAGTCTGAAGGGCGGCGTTGCCCGCGAACCAGTTGTTGAAATCGGCTACCCAGTCGAGTATGAGCATTTTTATTCCCCCTCCATTTCGCCGAACGCCTTGACATACGCGGGGAGGAGGTTCGGGTGCCTCCCCAGCAATTCCTCGCACGACGCGCCGGCCGTTTTGTTGGCCTCCGCCATCGCGTTGACGGCCTCGTTCTTCAAATCGGTCGTGGCGTCGCCCATCTCGGCGAGCCACTCGACGATGACCGTCTTGCAGGCATCGTAGAAGCGCCACTTCGCGTAATAGTCGGCCTTGTACCGCTTCGCCTCGGCCTCCTTTCGGAGCGCGGCCTCCTCGGCCTGCTTCCTCTTCAGGGCCTCCTCGTTCGCGAGCGCGTTCGCCTCGCACTCCTTCTTGAGCGAGGCGTATTCGCCCGCCTGCTGGAAAGAGCGCACCTCCAGCATCCTCACGGGCTTGCCTTCCTCGACCTCGACCGCGGCTTTCTTGTCGTACATGGGACTTCCTCCGTTTTCTTGCCAATGACATTATAGCCCACGCGCGGGGGAAAAAGAAAAAGCCCCTCCGAAACGGAGAGGCCCGAAGGATGGGATTAGGCTAGACAAGAAGCTGGAAGGCGAACGAAGCCGAATTGATTTCGGTTCCGCTTGCTATGCCTGCGATATTCATCGCAATGCCGATAGCGGTTGCGCTTGATTTGAAGAGGTTCACGCTGTCAATTCTAGTGCTTCCGCCGGAGATATTCACCAACGTGCCGTTCCTGACGGTTCCCGTCGCTCCGCCAGCCACTGGAACGATATTATTCATAATGGATTGGGGAACCGTGATGGTGAACGTCAAGTTGCCTCCAACGGCTCTCGTGCCGTGGAACAGCGCGATTATGTCCAAATATCCGTCCTTCACGCGAATTTTCCCGTAGTCGGTGACAATTCCGCTGTCGCCCGTGATGGTGAAGTTCTGCTCGTAGTAGTTACCCGTGTTCTGGTAGCCGACCACGGTCTGGTTGCCATTAACCACGCTGTCGCCTTGGGTGGTGGTCGAGCCGAACTCGGCGTCGTTGTCGACGTTGAGGGTGTTCAGGGTCGCGCCGTTCGCGTTGAGCGAGCCGTCGACCGTCAAGCCGCCCATAACCTGAACATTGTGAAGGAAGCCCGCGTTTCCGCTGGCGTCCCATTGGATGTTGGTCGAAATGGGGGCGACGTAGGCGAGGATGGCCTTCGCCGTGGCGGGGTTGACCGACCACGGGGCGAGGGTCTCGTCCAAGGTGTCCTTCGGGTTGCTTCCGGCGATGGCTATGGCCAAGGCCGCCTCGAGCTGGGCCGCGGTGAGCGATAGCGCGGTCGCCTCCTGCTTCAGAGCGTCTCCCTGATAGAGGTAGCCGAGCTCGAAGGCCTGGTAGTTGCCCGTGGCCAAAACCATGGGGAAGCCCACCCAGTCGCAGGCGGTGCCGTCAACGAAGCAGGCCTTCGTTGGCCGGATCCACAGGACCGGCTCGTAGAGGCCCGCGACGAGAAGCCGGGACCAGAAGACGCCGAGGCCGTACTCCGCCGAGCCGACGGCGGGGAAGCCGACGAGCGTCGGGCCGGAAGCCTCCGAGACGACCGGAAGCTCTCCGACCGGACCTTTCTGAACCGCCGTCAGCATATCGCGGAGGCGGTCCGCGCCGAACGACCCCGTGAGGCCGACCGGCAAACTCTCCAATGTGTACATATTTTTATCCTCCTTTAAATGGATAACTACCTGAAACGTCACGCCTTGATGACGGACCCGCCGAGCGCGATGGCCCCCGTGCCAGCCGCCGTCAACGAGACGAGGCTGGGGTAAGCGGTGCCGGCCACGGAGACGAGGCCGCTCGACACGATGGCCGTTGAATTGGCGGAGACCCTCTCGACCGTGACCCAGAACGTCCTAACGAAGTTCGGGGAGACGAAAGTGAAGCCGACCTGCGCGACCTGAACCCTGAAGGCATAGCCATTCGTGACCGAGAAGGCCGCGAGCCCCATCACCGACACCGTGGCCGAGCCGGACGGGACGGTCGCGTAGAAGGTGCCGCTTATCGCGACGGGCGCGACGGGGGACGTCGGGAAGGCGTATGAGTAAGTGCCCGCCACGCCGCCGGAGGCGAGCGAGACGAAGCCGCTGAAGTCGCCGAGGGCCGCCAATGTCTTCGGGCCGTTCGGTATCTTGACGCCGTTGTTGTATGAGGTGTCGAAGACCCAGTTGGAGCCGTCGTTGTGAAGTTTCCCGTAGGCGGACCCGCTTGTCAGCGTCCAGCCGTTCGTGGAACTCACGTAGCAGCCCGCCGCGTTTCCGGAAATGCTAGCCGACGACGTCGCGCCGGAGTAGCCGTAAAGGTAGACCGTATTGCCGTCCATCGAGAGGTTGCCCGCCATCGTGCCTCCCGCCAAAGGAAGGTAGGTTGCCGTTATGTCGTTGCCGTTCTTGTCTCCGGTGGCACGATTAACAGGGGTCGTCCCCAAAACCGCCACGACGTTTGCCGCGGTGACGTATCCGAGGAAGTCCGTGCCCAGCGTGGACTGGAAGACCGCCGGGCTGGAATTGTACGACGGTCGGATGCCATAGAGCACCGAACCCGAGAAATTAGTGGTGCCGGCGAACGACACGGTATAGCCAGCCGGGAAGTCGGCGTTGCCCGCGAAATACATTCCGCCGAGGACCTCGAACAGGCCCGAGACGGTGAAGGTGGCGAACTGCGTGGTGACATTGAAGGAAGATGAGGGGGTGAGCGTGACCGTCGTGCCGGTCAGCTGGTCGGTGCCCATCGTTATGTTATTGGTGCTTACCTCGGTGAACGTCGCCGTGGTTCCGCCGAGCGCGCCCGTCAAAGTGCCGCCCGTGAGAGGGAGATAGTTGGTGAACGAGGAGTTGGCGACCAAAGCCCACGCGCCCCATGCCGAGTTTGAGTAGGTCCGGTTGTAGGTGGTGCCCGTGAGGCGGTCGGTCTTCATCTGGTTGGTGTTCCCGCTTCCGTCCACGTAAATCTGCAAAGTGTATGGGTCGCCGCCGAAGTTGTAGTAGTAAAGGCCCGGCGTCTTGTGTCCGTCGAGCGTGCCCTCCGAGGAGATTTGCCCGAGGTTGTAGTTGGTCGACGCCACGAGGTAGGCCACGATTTCCTGCCACTGCGCGTCGGTGATGGGCGTGCTCCACTCGGTCGCGGAGCCCGCGGCGTTGACGTACACCGAGGTGGTGTAGGTGACGAGGACGGTCTGGTCCGTCTTGGTGACGAAAAGGTTCAGCGAGAGCGGGCCGGCGATTTGCATGACCGAGGCTGGCAGGTATATCCCGTAGCCCGAGACCGCCTCGCCGTTGACGGTCTGCGTGGCCTGCGAAAGGAGGAGAGTGACCGGGCTCGCCGAGCCGTTCGGCGTGCAGACGAGCGAAGCCGTGGCGGAAGACGGCACGAGGCCGTCCACGTAGGCGAAGACGTAATAGACCCCGTTCGAGTATTGCATGGCGTAGCCGTCGCCGCTGCGCGAGGTGAGGCTTCCGTTCGAGGCGAAGTGCATGATGAGCATCTTTTCTCTCTCCTTTTTCTTTCTATGACTGAATTATAGCGCGATTTAGAGCCTGCCGTGGCTCGGCAGGAGCCAAAAGCTCACGCTTGAGCCCGAGGTCAGGGACTGATTTGAGGCTATCAGCGGACGCCCTTGCTCGTCCGCCAGCATCCAGCCCGAATAGGATGACGGGGCGAACCAAGTCGAGGCCCCGTCCTTCAGGGTCGCCGCCGCGTAAGGCTTGCCAAAGACGAGGCCGAACAAGGCGGAGAAGCCAGATGCGGGGCTGATTTCCGTCCCGCGCGCCACGGTGTCGAAGGCCTCGTAGGGAAGCCCTCCGACCGGAAGCGCGAAGAGCCTGATTTTCTTGGGCTTCCCGCCGAGCGAGAAGAAGTTCTCCTCCGCCAAAGCGGGGTAGGGCATTATCTGGGCCGCTCCGTCGGTCGGGAAGGGCAGGATGGCTATCTCGTAATTGAAGCCGATTATCTCGTTCGGCCTCTTGGGCATATCCATGGAAAGGGCCGCGGTCAAAGGGGCCGCTATGTACTGGGAATAGGATGAGCCGAGGCTCGGGAGGTTTGGGAAGACGAGGTGCGACGCGGCGGACCGCGAGCCTATTATGAGGTCGAAGCCGTCCGCGAAGCCCGTCGGGGAGCAATAGCGCACCGCGTTGCTGGTCAGGCTGTCGCTGAACCACGACACGCTGGTCGCGGTCAGGAGGTTGCCCGCCGAGACCGAGCTCGGGAAGAAGCCCTCGAAGCAGACCGCCGTGCCCGCGCCGTAGACGGAAAGCGGGAGCGCGACGTAGTCGCTTGTCTGGGACGCTCCGCTCCTGGATGACCAAAGGCCGCGGACGCAGGCAACCGCCGAATAGGGCGTGGAGACGCCCGAGGGCGCGGGGGTCAGCGCGGTGAGCAGATAATAGCCGCAGGCACCCACGAGGCCCTCCGCCGAGGTCCAAAGCGTCGGGGCGGTCGAGAACTGGGTGGGCGCGCTCGCGCAAAAATACAGGTATTCCTGATACACCGCTTCGCTTTGGAGCGAGAGGGACGGGGAAATGTTGGAGAAGGTGGCCTTGCGGTCCACGGAGACCCTTCCGGCGAGCTGGTTGAAGTTCTTGACCAGCGCGACGTCGCATTTCCATCCGCCTGGCAAAGCCGAGCATTTTGTGGCCTGAACTATCCACGCGGAGCCGTCGGTGTCGTAATAGTAGGAACCCCTTCTCGGCCTCGCGGCGAAGCTCGAGATGGGAAAGAGCTTCCCCTTGGTCGGCTCGCCCTTCTGCGAGACCGTTCCGAGCATGGACTGCCCGAGCCTCGGGAGCGACGGGAACTGCCCCGCCTGCGCGATGGCCGTCTCGCCGTCGCCCTTGTCCGCGAAGCCCTCGACCCTGACCGAGCCGCTGCCCATGGCCTCGAACTCGAGGGAAAGCGGCATATCCCAAGCCTTGCCTCCCCCATTTGGGAAGGCGGAGAAGGAAGGCGTGACGGGATAAGAGAGACCGATGCCGAAGAAGAGGGACAAAGCAGCCTCTATCGCCTGAACGTAGGAATAAACGGTCGCCCCCACCACTTTCTGGACGTTGCCGACGTAGACCCCATCCGAGCTTCCCTGCTCATACCAGAAGGTGTTGAGCTGGGTCGGGGTGGGGGTGTACGCGGTCGCCTGCGGAAGGAGGGACCATGCGGTCTTCTCGAACACGAAGGGGGTCAGGTCGAGCGGCACGTTCGTCATTATGTAGTCGTCGGTCGCGAGGACTTGGCTCATGTAGGCTTTCAGCGATGTCACCACGTCTATGGCCTTGCTTCTTGGCGAGAACCAAAGGTCGTCCGAGGATGGCACGCCGAGGGCTTTCGAGTATGCGTATCCGAAGCCCCCTCTCCCGGGATACGCCTCGACGTTCCTCGGGTATCCGTTCTGGTATTTGCACACCAAGGCGGGGGACCTTCCCTCGTCCGAGACGGTCGTGGAGGCGTCCGCCACCGAGCCTATCCCCGAGAGCGCGCCGGTCCTTTCGTTGAAGTACTTCGCGCCGATTTGGCAAACGCCCGCCGACCCCGTCGACGAAGGCGAGAGCACGGGCTGGGCGTCGAAGGCGCGGAAGACCTCGCTCAAGGCATCCCACAAAGTCGTCCCCTGCGCGAACTGGAAGTCGGGGGCGATGGTCGTTGACAAAAACGCGTAGAAAGCCCCCGAGGTCGGGTAGACGACGAACGGCTCAAGCTCCGTGAAGGATGACGTGCTTGGCCTATGCGCGGCCTTCAGGAGGCCGTTTATGACGTCGAGGTAGGTGTAATAGTAGGTCTCGAGCACCACCGAGGCGTGCATGACGACCGCCGTCGTCTTCGTTCCGACCAAAAAAGCGGTCGGAGTGAGTGGCGTGACCGCAATGTAAAGCCCCTGCGCCATCGCGTTGTTTATGAGCGCGATTTGGGCGGAGGTGAGCGCGACCTCGCCCTCCGTGATCAAGGAGAAGGCGAAGAGCGTCGTCTGGCTAGTCCCATCCGAGAGGCAGGAGACGACGCTGCCGGCCTGTATGACTGCGGTGGTGCCGCCTTTCGCCAAGGCATAAACGCCGGTCGATGATGGGTCGGTCGTGGAGGTCGCGTACCACGTCTCCAGTTTGAGATAGCCAGATTTTATGACGGCCTTCTCATTCGTCGTGGCCGGAAGCACCCGCTGGAAGTTCTCCACGATGCTGCCGTCGGTCTGGATGATGCCCGTGCTGTTCGCGCCGCCGACCACCTTCCCTCGGTTCTTGGGCTGGCTGAAATCGCATCCGCGGATGAGGTGGAAGGCGAGGTCGCGCGAAAGGCTCGCGTACTGAAGCTCGTGGCGATAGGCGAGGGAAGCCCCGCGCTGGACGACCGTCACCGCGTCGCTTACGAGGCGGTACCATTCGGTCTCCCCGTCTATATCCTGATATGAAAGCAATGTCGCCCTAGGGTCCAAAGGCTCCGCGTTTGAAAGCGGAGAAAGGACGAGCGTGCCCTCATCGAGCGCATAGTCCTGCCTCTCGTTTACGGTCGAGCCGACGCCGACCTGCGCGGTCACGTCCTCGCCCGCCTTGTTTATGCCGTTTTTGTACAACGTCCAAGTCGATGCCATAAATCAGGCCCCCCTCGTGCTTCCGTTCGTCCCAGCCTCGCCGAAAAGGGCGCGCTGGGCCTCTATGTTCTTGTTGTTTCTTTCATAGGTTAGCTTTTGGCGAAGCACCGAAAGGCCCGCGTTGACGGGGTTGAATACCATTCCGATGGACGCCTTGAAGTCGGAATATGAGTTCTCCAGATAGGTGTCGCCCGTGGTCAAGGCGGTCAATGAGATGGAGGTGCTCGCGATTTTGTCCGCCTCGTGGGCGACCATTACCGCCGCCGCGACGAAAGGGATGGCTGATGACACCGCGCTGAAGGCAGCCGACACTGGGCTGGCTATGGCCTTCATGGTGGACGAGACCGTCCTCACGACGTTGCTCGTCTTCGGGGCGGTGACGGCCTTCGGGGTCGGCACGGTCGGGGACGAGGAGCCTGCTTGCGGCCCGGTCTCCCCCGCGCCCCCCGTGGCGGATGAGCCGTCCTCCATCTGGACTATGATGCGATAGTCGCTCATACCGTCGCCACCGTCGCTTTCGGCTCAATGGTGAGGACCGCGGTCATTGGCTTGCCGGGGTCCGCGCTTATCTGGACGTCCTTAATCATGCAGTTCGAGAAAGGGTCGTCGGACGAGGGGGACCAAAACAGCGAGCCGCCGACTATTATGTCGGTCGAGAGAAGTGCGGGAAGCGACGGGAGCGTGCCGTTCCTCTTCGCGGTGATCAAAGCCGCCCAGAAGGCGTCCGCCTTGACGAAGCACGCCAAGGTTATGCCCTGCCCCGCGTTCTGCGGGAGCGCGCTTTGCTGGCTCGCGCTAATCGCCTGCTGCTCGTACGCGTTGGTGGACAAAGCCTCCGACGGGGAGACGAGCGAAAGGCTCTCGAATAGGTCGCCGGTCGGGCTCGGGAAGGTGACCTCGAGGCTGTATGACACCTGGTTGCCGTAGACGAAGCCCCCGGCCTCGTTCAGCCCCTTCGCGCCGCTCATGTAGAAGGTCAAGGTGAGCGAAGCCCACTCGCGCGAAACGCAGACCCTTTCCCCGAAGAGCGCGGACACCGAGGCTTTCAGCGGGTCGAACTGATATGCTTCTAGGTATCTCATCTGCCCGAAGGAGGGCGCGCCCAAAGCGCAGCACACGCTTCCGCTCACCGAGCCGAAGTTCACGATGATGCCGTTGACCGCATCCGCGAGGTACTGGTAGAAAAGAAGGATGTCCGAATAGAGGACGACGGGGAAGAGGAACGTCATCTGATAGCCCGCCGACCACATTAGGGCGTTCGGATAGGCCTCGTACTGCCCCGAGCCCGACTGCTCCACCATGACGGGCAAAGTCATGCCCGAGGAGGCGTTGCCCAAGCCGCTTGGCGTGAGGTCGTCCGTGTGCGGGAGCGACGGAGATTTCACGTTGAAGTAGACCTGCTGGCCGTCCAGCGTGAAAGAGGGCCTCGTGAGGGCCGACACATTGGGCGCGGTCCCGTTGAGGATGGCCTGAAGTTTGGCGCAGAACTCCGTTATCTCTATCATTCTAGTAAACCTCCCTTATTCCCTGCTCCGCCACGAAGACCCTCCCGAGCCTCCGCATCTTGCTCTCCACGGCCTCGGCGGCCAAGGGGAACGCGCGGAACGATATGAAGCCCTGATGCTTATAGGAGCCGGGGTGGAACTTCCCCGCGAACCTGCCTCCGATGCCGAAGGGCAAAGGATAGCCGAAGGCGCGCGGGATGTCGTGCGGGCCGGTGCCTCTCTCGAGGAAGCCCACGTAAGGCGCGATGGACGCGTCGAAGACTATGCACGAGGCGGAGACCCCCTGCCACGATGGCATCGTGCCCTGATAGGTCGCCTGGTCGCGGAGCCTGCCCGTCTTAACTGGGAACCAGGCGGCGGCGCGGATGCTTTTCAGCGCGAAGTCGGTGATTTCAACAACCAAGGCGTCGCGAGCCATGTCGAGCATCTATTGCACCTCCAGCCGTTTTGGGGCGAGGAGCTGGTTGACCGCCTCGGACGACGAGGCCACGCGGACGTTCGATAGCCTTATCTCCGCGGAGTTGACGTTCCACGAGCGGCTCTCGTCGATTAGGAGTTTCCCGTCCTTGCCCCTGCCTACCGAAAGCACCCTGTCGTCCTTCTTGCAGTCGCAGACGCGGAGACGGAGGTCATAGGTGACGAGATGGCTTTGCGAGTTGGCCAAAAGGGCCGCCCCGAAGCCCTGCGCGGTCTTGCCTATGTCCTCGAAGACGGCGTGAAAATAGACCGGGGGGTAGAAGTCCTCGGCGAGGTCGTCGCCGAGGCAATTCGGCTTCCTGCGGTAATAGGCGAAGAGCCTGCCGTTCGGCTGCGGCATGGCGGGCATATCAGTAGGCCCACCTTTCGTAGCGGTCGGGCGGAAGGAGCACGCCCAGGGATATTTGCTTGCATATCATGAGCTGGCGGGTGCCGAAGTCGAGGCGCAGGTTGTAGATGGCGTCCTCGGCGTCCTGGCAGATTATGGCCTCCGAGATGGCCTTGCGGTCCATGACGGTGCCTTTCGTGAAGTCGGCGGGCGACTGCGCGGAGATGCCGTCGTAGTTGCTCGAGGCGTCGGCGTCCAGCTGCGAGAGAAGGGCCTCCTTCATGGCGGCCAAGCCCTCGGCGGTGCAGTCGAAGGCGAACTCCGCGAAGGGCCAGTTGAAGCTCGCTATGAGCCTCTTCTGGGCCTGACCGTAGACGTGGCGCGAGATGCTCCTGCGCTTCTGGTCGATTTCGCCGTCTCCGAGCTGAGGCTCGGCGTTGGCGACGCATGAGCGCGAAAGGAGCCAGCGATGGCTGGCCGCATCGTACTCGAGGTCGGGGTCCTGAACGGACGACGGGGCCACGTATATGCTGTCCAAAGTTGCCATTGTCTTCGCTCCTTTATTGAATGTTTATAAGCCGCCCCGCGGGGTTGCACCGAGGTCATTTTCTGTTGGCGGCATATTGGAGGGAAGGCCCCCGAAGAGGCCCTCCCGTAGGATTAGGCTAGGTTAGGAGATGAGGACCGAGCCGACGCTGGACACCGTGCCGTCCGACTGGATGGCGACGACGTTGGCGTAGGAGCCGGTCGCTCCGCTAACCGCGGACAATGTCGCGCCGATGCCCTTGGTGGCTCCGGAGGCGTTGTAGGCGGCGATGAAGGCCGGGAGGGTCGTGATGGCGGCGTGGGTGACTACGTAGGCGTAGGCGGCGACGGTCGCGGCGACCGCGGTTTGGGCCGCGGTCATCGTGAGGACGGAGGCCGGGATGGTCTGCGTGGCGGTCGCGCTGAACTTGCCGGTCGTGGTCGAGGTGACGACCGCGGCGAGGTCATTGGCGCGGCTATGGCCGCCCTTGATGGTCGGCGTGGCGTAGCCGCTGAAAATCGTGAAGATGCCGAACGGGTTCACGAAGCTCTGGTTGACCACGATGACGTTGCCTTGGGTGTAGAAGGTGGCCGCGCCCATGCGGTAGTTCGGGAAGACGCGGGTGCCTTGGCCGTTCGGCGTCGGGGACATGGCTTGGATGCCGCTGTCGGCGAGGCCGAAGTGGTTGGCGATGGCCGAGCTTTCGACCAAGACCAAGCCTGATGCGGCGATGGTGCCGTTCGGGAAGCCAAGATATGCGTCGGCGTCCCAGACCTTGAGGTTCGAGATGAGGTGGAGCGGCACGGTGCCGTAGATGCCCTTGAAGCCGTTGCGGAGCACGTTCATCGTGCTGTCGGGGTCAACCGCGCCGGACTTGAGCATCTCCTGCGCGAAGTTGCTGCCGCCGACGATGAAGGAGCCGGTGGCTCTCATGTACTGCGTGTAGCCGTTGAGGAAGGTGATGTTTCTGTCATCCTCCGGGAACGAGCTGATGCCGATGCTCGGGATGCCTTCGTTGAGGACGTCCTCGGCTTGGTCCAGGACCGAGCGGAGGTTGTTCGTGGCGGTGTCGAAGGTGAGCTGCTTCTGGTTGGCGGTGTCCTCGTACCAGGACTTGTAGAGCTTGGCGGCGAGGCAAAGGCCGTTCTTGACCTTGGCGATTTGCTCGCCGATTTGCTTCGTGAACTGGTCGCGAGTGAGCTGCGGGACCATGGAGAAGTTGTTGAACGGCATATCGACCGGCTCGTCCAAGACCTCGAGCACTTGGAGCATGTACTCCGAGTTGCTGATGAAGAGGGCGTCGTTGCTGTAGGAGCCGCCGTTGACGGTGGAGCCTAACTGGCGGGTCTTCATGTTGAGGAAGGCCGGCTTGAGGATGCGGACGTAGCCCGCGTTCATCTCGCTCTGGCTGTAGTTGGAGGTGACGCCCTTCCCGTCGGCTTCGCAGTCGCCCTGGAAGTAGTTCTCCAAAATCTTCGCTGAAATCTTTACGTCTACTGAGCTCCCGTTGACGGGAGTGAATGTTGGTGCTGGCATATTTTTCTACCTTTCCGCGCATTGCGCGCTGATTAAATGCTTGTCTCTCTCACCAGTGGGCACCGACCCGCTGGGCGATTTTCTTGTATTCCTCGTCGTCGCTTTCGTTCGGCTTGTGGGCTTCCGGGGAAGTCTTGGCTCCGAACGCGACCGACTGGCCGCCCTCGTCGCCTTTCACGCCGTTGACCTGCGCGAGTTTGGACAGGAGTTCCTCGTCGGCCTTGAGGCGTCCCTCGAGAGCCTTGATGGTCTCGTTCTGGTCCGCGATTTTGGTCGTGAGTTCCTCCACGTTCGCCAAGGGCTGCTGGGGCTGAACCGCTTGCTGCGCGTTGGCTGGCTGCGTTTGCGGGGCCGCTTGGGCTCCCTGGGGCGCAGTTTGCCCCGCTTCGGCCTTGGGGGCCTCCCCTTCCTTGGCCTCGGGCTTCGCTTGGCTCTCCGCCTGCTTACCGCCCTCCGCGCTCGGAACCGTCTCGCCTTTAGGATTATTCGCTGGCTCGCCCTGCTTCGCGCTCTCCGCGCTAGGCTCGGCCTGCCCTTGAACCTGATTTCGCTCCGCCAAGGCATCCGTCTCGCCCTGGCTCTCGTCGATGCGACCGACGTACTTCTGGAGCGCGTCGTTTATGGCTTCCTCGTCCGTGACGCCTTCTTCCTTGAGGGTGTCCACGAAGCCCTTTTTGAGCTTCTCAAGAGTTGCTTTGTCCATGTGTTCTTTCTTTCCTTTTCTTTCCCTATCGCCATTATAGCGCGGGAAACCGACCCCTCAAAAACGCGGCCTCACTTTTCGGAGGCGACGTAACGCCCGAAGAGCTCCTTCAGCATCCGCTCGTGGCGTTCCTCGTCGTCGATGATTTGGAGGAGCTGCGAAGTCGAGTAGAAGTCGCCCTTGAAGAACGGGAGGGCCTTGCGGTAGCCGTCGATGGCCTCCTCCTCGTCCGAGTGCAGGAAAGCCAAGGCCCCGACCTGCGGGTTCTCACCCTTCCCGATTTCCAGCATCCTCTTGGCGGTCTCGGTGAGGTCCGACTTGCCGAACGAGGCGAAGGCCTCCTTGGCCGTCCTTACGTTCTCCGGGGCTTCCTTGCCCAAAGCCTTCCTGGTCTCCTCCCGCGCCTCGTGGCTCTCGTGGAGCACGGGGTTCTTCGCCTCTTCCTCATCCTCGGTGGCCCTGACGGTCCCGACCGGCTCTTCTTCTTCCATAAATGCCCTCCTTTCGGGCTTATTAGCTGATTATTTGCACCGATACCCTTGCGGCATCAGGTCGTTCGCCAAAGCGAACTTCTCGTATCTCGCGACGCCGTCCGCCCACGCCCTGTAAAGGGGCACCGCGGCGGTCTTGCTGACCGCGGCGGCCGCGAGGTACTTGGAATAGGCCTCGCGGAGTTTCCGCTCCATGGCGCGCATCTGGGTCTCCTTATCGTAGGTCTCCGAGGCGTCGTACTTCGAGGGCTCGTCCTGCGGCCCGCTCTCGTAGGCTCTCAGGTAATGGCGGCAGTTGAAGCCGCTCAATATGAAGTTGTGCCACCCGTATTTGTCGGTGCGGTTCAGCATCGCGGTGAGCGAGTAGACCCTCTCGCCTTTAGGTGCTACCGTCCCCGTCCAGAGCGTCCCGTCCACGGCGGGGAGCGTCATGGAGACGACCTTGCCTTGGTCGGGCATGCACCTCGGCGAGCAGTTGAGGTGGACGCTGATGCGCCTTAGGTCGCCGGGCTGGGACGCGCTTTCGGCGAGCCTCTTCTTCTGCTCCTCCCAGCGCACCTCCATCTCGGCCTCGGCCCATTGGCTCACGGGCCTGATGGCGTCGCCCGTCCTCACGAGAGGCTCGTCCCCGGCCATCCAGTAGACGGCTTGGCGCGCCTTCGCTCCGAGTTGCCTCGCCTCGACGGTCGCGTTGGCGAGGGGGACGCCCCTCTCCATTATGGCTTTTATGGCCTTCGCGCCCAGCGACGGGTCGGCTCGGTAGGCCCTCTCGACGAAGGAGGCCGCGGTCTGCGCCACGCCCTTCCAGCGGTAGAAAGCCTGCCACATTCCGTCGGCGAACGCCCTTCTGTCGGCGTACTTCGGCAAGGAGTTTATGAAGGCGAGTATCACCATCTGGACGTTGGCCGCGAGCGCGGTCGGCTCCCAGTTCATGAGTACGTAATAGATTATGAGGCCCTTTATGTCCCCCTCGGCCTTCCTGACGGCCTCGGTGAACTTCTTGGCCTCCTCCTGCGAGCCATAGAGGCCCGGCTTCGTCGGGACGGTCATTTGGATGCCCTCCCGAAATTGGCGAAAGCCGACTTCTTGCCGTCGTAGAACGAGGCGACGGTCTCGGGGTCAACCTCTATCTGGCCCGCGAGCACGCCATCTACGTAAGCCTGCGGAAGGAGATAGGTCTGCTCCAAAGGCACGCCCGAGAAGGCCTGCTTGAAAGCCTGAAACCTCGGAAGGTTAAGGGTTTGGATATTGAACGCCTTGTAAGGTCGGCTGGGCCCTTTCTTCATCCAGACGGGGGTCGCCTTGCTCAAGAACGAGTAGCGGTCCTCGTTGGCGATGGTGTCCACGGTCGTCTTCCCCGTGTATTGCCCTTGCTCGCCGTCCAGCCACGCGATTTCGTCGAAGGAGACCTTTTTCGAGTAGGGCTTTTGGTCGCCCGAGTACTCATGGGCCTCCTCAAGGCTCGGCGTGACGAAAGTGCCCGCTTTTATAGGCTTGGATGAGTAAACGGTGACAAAGCCCTTCCTGAAGGCTTTCTCGGCGTCCTTTTTGGTCCAGTCCTCATAGGACCAGTCGCCTTCCCTTCGGCTCTCCTCGTCCGAGCGCGAAAGTATCTCGGAGTAGTCATAAATGTCCTCCACTTTCCTAATCCACGTCGCGGTCTCGTCGTAGGCGGGGTTCTCGCGGAGGATTATCTCGAGCTTCCTTTGCTTGTCCGGGTCCGGCTTCCTCCCGAACGTCGCGAAAGCGGCGGTTTTGCCGCCCGCCTGCCCTTTGGAGGCCGAGGAGCCGCCCCCTTGGGAATATTCCCCGTTGCTCGGGACGTAGGGTTGCTGTTGGCCTCCGAAGTTTGGTTTGGTCGGCATGGTCAGTTCCCTCCCTGCATCGCACCGAGCGGGAAGTTGGTCTCGTTCTCGCGGTCGCTCTGCTCCTCTGCCTGGCACTCGGCTATCTTCTTCTGGAGCTGCTCCTCGTCCAGCTCGGGGTTGAGCTCCCTTATGGCGTCGGCCCGGGTGATGACGTGGGCCTGAAGTGCCTTCGATATGTAGTCGATGGCCTTGTCCTTCGAGCGGAGGCCGACGTTGCCGAAGACCACCTCGGCGTTGCCGACGTGGCCCGTGCACGAAAGCACGCACTCGATTAGCTTGTTGACCTGCTTGGCGATGATGCCGCGGTGGAGCGTGATCATGTCTATGGTGCTGTCGTCGTCGCTGTCCACCTCGGTCGCGGTCTTCTGGCCGCCGGCCTGCGACGCCGCCAAAGCCTGGCTGATGACCTTCGGGCTCATGTGTATCTTGGAGGCTATCGAGCGGAGCGTGCCGTCCTGAAGGGTCTGCCAGTCCTGCGCCCGGAGGCTGAACTGGTTGACGATGGGCTTCATCTGGTCGGGGCTCTGCCCCGGGAGGGTCTCTATGTTGGATGCCCTCGGGGCGAAAGGCGAGCCGCCCGGCTGCGAGGCCGAGCTCCGCATCTCCATGACGCCGGCCACGTTGACCGCGTAGGCCGGCAGGACGTCCTCCATCGACTGCGATTTGGGTGTGAGGACCTGCCCTTTGCCGTTGTGCACGTCCACGTTCTTGAAGCTCTCGTAAATGTCGTACTCGGCGAGCTCGACGAAAATGTCCCTGGTCAAAGCCTTCCCGACCGGGAAGTTCGGCACCGAGCCGTCGAAGCCGTTGAACGGGAGAAGCCAAGCGCCGAGGCATCCCGTCGCGAAAGGCAAACGGAACGGGACGCCGACCCTCGCGAACCCGTATTCTTTGTTGATGCTCTTCTGGACGTCCTCGGGAAGCTCGTCCCAGCCCACCTCGGCGGCCCTGCCCGTCGAGAGGACGTGCTGGGCGACGCCGTAGGCCACGGGGACCTTGATTACCTGATACTCGCACATAGGCACCCTTTGGTCGTCGGGGACCCTGTACTCGCGGCCCTTCTGGTCGCGCCACTTGAAGACGCCGACGGCGCCTTGGAAGAACCTGCGCTCCACGAGGAAGTAGGTGTCGCCCTGCGCCCCGTCGCCTCTGGCCTTCTTCTCGTCCAGCGGCATCGTGCTCTCGTATGCCTTCACGAGGCATTTGGCCTCGACGAGCTCGTTGCGGGCGTCGGCGGTGAAGGTGAAGTCGTCCATGCGGACGGCCTGCGGGTAGTAGACGCCGTTCTGGTCGCGGTTGATTTTCATGAGCGAGGTGCTCAAGGCCGCCGCGTACTCGGTCGCCTGGCGGAGGAAGGTGGAGAAGTCCACCTGCTCGGCCCACTGATGGCTCAGCCACGAGACGGTCTCGTAGTCGCTGGTCCCCGCGCCCGCCCTGAAGCCCACCTTGGGGCCGACTATCTTGTTCGCCACGCCTCCGCAGAGGGCCGCGGCCAAGCGGGTCGAGAAGACCCACTGCGTGGTGCCGTGCAATTCGGGGACGAAGCCGTCGTAGAACTGCTGGCATCTTCGGACCACGAGGAAATAGAACGGCTGATACTGGGTCGGGACCGTCGCGAAGAAAATGTCGGAGGTCGAGTAGACCGTGGAGATGACGCAGGCCGCCGCCATCGCGCTGACCGAGCCCGCAACCTGTGATAAGTCGTCGTAAGTCGTTACCGTTTCTGACATTCGTTGCCTCCGAGCCTTCCGGCGTGATTTATGTACCTAAGCGAATTATAGCGCAAGTTATCGCGTTCCGCGCATGGAAGCCGGGCCTATGTAGGCACCGAACGCCACGTTGTCGGGGTTGGCGAACCACGACCACGCCCCGTAGGTGACGCTGTCGCTGTCGTCGTTCGGGATGGTGTCGTCGTATTTCAGCCCCGTCCTGTCGTCCATGCGGAGCGAGCAAAGTTCGTCCCAGGCGACGAAGCCCGGCGCGGGGCGTGGCTCGCGGAGGGGGTTCGACTGGCTTCTGGGCGGCCTGTAGTCCCACGAGCCGCCGCAGTCCACGAAGCGGAGCAGGCCCTTGTGAAACACGTCCCTCATGCGCTCCACCATGTCCACTATCGTGCCCTTGACCACCGAGCGGACGAAGACGTCCCTCGGGCCTCCGAAGTGGAACTGCAGGGCCTCGCGCAGCTCGGGGGCCGCGCTGTCCACGAAGAAGAACACCGGGACGGAGGAGCCCACGCCTCCCCCTATGCTGGGGTAGCGGGTCCGAAGCCCGTTGTGGAAGCCCTGCGGGGTCTGCCAGCCGTTCCACCAGAGCCAAGCCGGGCCGCCGGGGCCGCACATCGGGTAGGACGAAAGCACCCCGCACCTTTTGGGGTCGTATCGGAAGCAGTCGTCCTGGCGGAGCACCGCCGAGCCGTCCTCCAGGATGAGCAAAGGCGAGAACGCCGTGCAGTCGCGCTGGACCGCGCCGTCGCATCCGACCACTATGGCGACCACCCTCATGCCCTTCGTGGCGTCCGCGGCCCTTTGCAGCGGTATCAGATGCGTCTCCTTCTGCAGCATCGGGTAGCACGAGCCCCAGCCTCCTCCCACCTTGCCCTCGTACTGCCATTCGTAATTGTCGGGGTTCTCCACCCTTTCCCTCCGTATCGCCGCCAAGTCCATGTCGTTGAGGAACGGCGCGACGTCCATGTAGGAGGTGAAGAGAAGCCGCCACTCGGGGTCGGCTTTCTTCCTGCCCACGAAGACGTTGAACCAGTGGCCCGAGGACTGCGGAGGGTTGCCCTGCACGACCATCCACCAGCCGCTCACGACCTCCGGAAGGCTCGTGCCGTCGCTGCGCTTCTCGGTGAAGTTGCGGCGGACGGATGCCATGGCCTCGGTGAGGGCCGCCTCGGTGCGGAACTGCTGGCTCTCCGAGAAAAGGGCCCACATGAGCGGGTGCTTGGTCTTCAGGCCGTGCGTCCTGCTGCTGTCGGTGCCTATGATTTCCGCGCCGCTGAAGTAAATGTCCCCGTGGCCGTCCCTCCGCCTGATATGCAAAGGCGAAGCGAGGACCTCGAAAATCGAGCCGAGCCCTTTCTCCTCGATGAGCGAGACGATTTCCTGGTAGTCGGTGCTTCTGAAGTCCGAGTAATGCGCCTTGAAGACGACGCCGTCGTGGTCGGGATGGGCGAGGAGGTCGATGACGCCCGCCATGACCGTGTTCGCGGTCTTGCCGCTGTCGCGCCCGCCGTAGACGAGCCACTGGTGCGCCTCGTGCCTAATCAAAGGCCCGTAGATTTTGGGGACGCTCACGCTCACCGCGCTCATTTCCTGCCCTCCGCGAGATAAAGGCCGAAGACGACCGAGAAGGCGAGCACGGTGAAGGGCGCGAGGTTCCTGATGATATGCATTACCAAAGGCTCGACGCCATAGGGCGCGGCCATCGCCGAGAGCCTCGTGAGGCCGTCCAGGAAGAACAGCACCCCGAAGCCGAAGCAGACGCATGAGGCGAAATCGCCAAGCCACTCATCTTTCATTTCCTGTTTTCCTCCTTGACCACCTCGGCTTCCAGCGCGCCGACCGCCTTGTCGATGCCCTCGATGCGCTTCCGCTGCTCCTCGGTGTCGGCGTCCACGAACGTCACGGCGACCTCGCTCGGCCCCTTGTCGGCCTGTTTCTCCGCCAAGGCGAGCTGGATGCGCTGGGCGTCCATCCAGTCGGACGGCATCCTGTTGGAGAGCCAGAACTGCGCCGCCAGGGCGTTCGGGGCGACGTGCTCGACGTAGGTGGCGTACTTGATGGTCTCCTCCTTCACCACCGACTTCTTGCCCTTCTTGTTGACGTAGGTCCGCTCGACGTGGAGGATGAAGGGCTTCGTGACCTCGCGGTCGTAGCCTCTGGCGAGCTTGTAGAGCGCGTTCTCGACCGACTTGCTCCTTTTGTCCCTGATTTTCTCGTCGTGCGTGACCGCCCAAAGCTCCGAGAAGCGCGGGCTCTCCCATATGATATTGAAAATATCATCGTCCACCTTGAGCCGCTTGGCTATCTCGTCCACGGTCCTGCCGTCTCGCACGTACAGGCGCGTTATGACATTCAAGAACGGCTTAACCTGCCTATTGTAGACTTCGTTCAGGAGACCTTCGGCGCATTCTGGCATGGAAACGGCGGCCTCCCTTCCTTCAAACCCCATTCTAGCGGAGGTTTCGGGCTTCGCAAGAAGCGTTTTTGCGCGTAAATGCGCGCGCGAGGGCTTCGCCCCGCGAACGGGCGCGCTCGCAAAAAAAGAAAACCGGGGCGATAGGAGACGCCTCGGCTTCCTTCGTACGATTTCGATAAGGGCGAAATCGGCCCGTCTTAGGAGGGTGTTGGGAAACGCCCATCCGCATTTTAGCACCCAAAGTTCGAGAGTGCTAAGAAACATATTTAAAAGAAAGTTCAAAAAAAGGTTGACTTCGACCTTTTGTGTGCGATAATTAGGGTGCTCAAATAGGAGGGCACATTTATGACAAAGCAGCAGATGAAAGACAAGATGATGGAGAAGGCGAGATACTTCGGTTCGCTTGAGGCGATTTACGAGAAGCGCGGCGACAAGGCTGGAAAGACCCACGTCCGCGACATGATGGGACAGGTCGCCGGGTTGGCGCAGGAGTTCTTCGGAAACGACTTCTACGACCAGCTTCAGGAAGCCTTCGAGCAAGCCAGAAAGAACTAAGGAAAGGGAAAGGCAAGAAACCATGACTTACAAGGTAAGCGTTTACACGAAATACGGCTTCTACAAAGGGACGTTCGAGGTCGAGGCGAAGAGCGAGCGCGAGGCCAAGCTTCGCGCGAAGAGGTGCCACACCTATTCGCCAAAGGACTTCGACGCGGTCATCGAGAAGTAGGAAAGGAACAAAGGAACACTAACATGAACTACACATTGAAGGTCGGGGCGGTCGAGGTCGAGAGGAACTCCTGCGCGGTGCATTACCGCGCTTGGATAGTCGTGGACGGGAACGAGTTCGGCAACGACCTCGCGATGGCCGACGCCAACCGCAAGGAGACGGGAAAGAACTCCTTCTCCTTCAAAGCGGGGCTCGAGGTCACGGATGGTTGGGTCGCCAAGCAAATCGAGAACGCGGAGGGCTTCGACGAGGACGAGCACGGCAGGGCGCGCCTCACGATGCCAGGCGGCTTCCACGTCGTGCTCGTCAAGGACAAGGACTGAATAGGGACGTTGGCCACTCGAAGGTTGACTTCAACCGCCGAGTGGCTTATAGTGATTAAGCGAAAGGAGGGAAAGGATGCAAGTCAAGAGAAGCGAGATAGGCGAGGCCGTGAAGGCCAAGTGCGAGAGCCTCGGCATCACCTACGCCGAGGCCGCCAAGCGCGCCGGGCTTCCGCTCGGGACGCTCAAGGACATTATGCGCGGGTCCCACAAGCCCTATCGGCAGACCGGGAAGGCCCTGGCGAAGTTCCTCGGGGTCAAGCCCGAGGAGGTCATGCGGATGGCCGAGAGCGAGAAGATTACGATTACGACAAGATAGGAGGGCTGGGAAATGCCTAACATTATAACGATCACGAGGCTTAGCCTCACCAACTACCGGAACTATGGCTCCGCCGACTTCGCCTTCGACGGCAAGTCGGGCCAAATCTGCGGCGCGAACATGGTCGGGAAGACCAACGCGCTGGAGGCCATCGAGTGGGTCCTAACGGACAAACTGCTCGGAGGCTCGAGCGACGTCGCCCAAATCAAGCCGCTGCGGGACACGAAGGCGAAGGCGACCGCCGAGCTCGCGCTGGACGCGGACGGCAAAGCCATCACGCTTCTAAAAGAGTTCTACGAGAAATGGGTGCGCCACGCCAAGAGCGCGGAGGCCACCATGGAGGGCCACTGCACGGATTACACCGTCAACGGCGCGAAGATGCCCCGCCTCAAGGACTTCCAGCAGTCGCTGGAGGACAAAATCGGCGTGCGGCAGGACCAGCGTGGGCTGGACGCCATCCAGCTCCTCACCGACCCGTTCTACCTCGCCCGCCTATGCAATGGCAACGACTGGAAAATCGGCCGGCAGTTCATCATCGACCTCGTGGGCGACGTGACCCCCGAGGACGTGTACAAGAAGAACCCAGCCTCGGCCAACGCCAAAGGCTTCCTCGAGAAGCACGACTACGACGACGGCGAGGCCCTCAAGGAAATCATGGGCCTCATCAAGCAGGCGAACGTGGACCAAATCTCCGCCCAAGGCGCGGTTGACGAGCACCGCAAGGTTGCCGCCCCGGACGCGGCGCAGGTCGTCATGGCCCGCCAGAACATCGAGGAGATAGAGCGCAGGGCCGCGCACGCCGAGAACGGCGACACGGTCGGCATCGACGCCGAGATAAACGCGCTCGGCACCGCCTACAACGAAGCCATGGCGAGATACAACGCGACCCTCGCCCCGAAGCAGGCCGACCATGCCGCGCTCGACGCCGCCCAAAAAGCGAGCGACGAGGCCCACAAGGCCCTCCGCGGGCTGGGATGGGCCAAGGACGCCGAGGCGACCGAGGGCCTAATCAAGGAAACCAACGAGACGCTCGACGGCTTCCGAAAGCAGCTCATCGCCATCAAGAAGGACATGGCCGAATACGAGCCGACAGGCTCGTGCCCGGTTTGCAAACGCCCCTACGACAAAGAGCACCTCGAGCAGGAGCGAAAGGACTTCATGGCCCACAAGACCGCTGAAGGCGACGCGGTGATGGCCAAAGGCATCCAGGCGAAGAAGGACCTCGAGGGGCTAGAGAAGCGGCTCGCCGAGGAAAAGGCCTTCAACGACGACCTTCTAAAGAAGAAAGCATCCCTCGAGAAGAAGGCGCAGGAGGCCGACGAAGCCCTGGACGAGGCGCGGAGGCAGTACCAAATCGACTGCCAGCCGACCCCGAACGAGGCCATCAAGGCGGAGGCGGACGCCATCATGGCGAAAATCTCCGCGAAGAGGCAGGAGAGAGGCGATTTAATCGGACGGTCGGGGCAGGCCGTGGCGCAAATCAAGGCCGAGGCCGAGCCGTGGCGCGAGGTCGTCCGCCAGCAGGAACGCTGGGAGGACGAGCAAACCGCGCTCAAGGACGCCGAAAGCCGCTTGGCTAAGGCCCAGCAGGCCCAAGCCGACGCCGAGGGGGCGAAGGCCGCGGTAGACCTCTACGTGAGAACCAAGCTCGAGATGCTCGACGAGAACGTCGCGAGGGTGTTCGGAGGCATCCGCTTCCAGCTCGTGCGCCCGAACATAAAGAGCGGCTCCTACGACGAGGTCTGCGAACCGTACGTCTATGACCTTCGCTCTAAGAAGAGCAAGGCGGTCCTGTGGTCGAGCGGCTCCAAATCGGAGCAAATCGCCACGGGCTGCGCCATCATCAAAGCCATCCGCGAGGCCAAGAACTGGCCGTCGCTCCCCGTCGTGTTCGACGAGGGCGGCGAGATGGACAAAGCGAGCCTCGAGACGCTCGACCGGGAAATCGGCTCCCAAATCATCAGCGCGAAGGTAGACGACGCCTTCGCAAAGCCGACGTTCGTCGCCAGACAATAGGAGGCCAAATAAATGGCAAACGAAATCGAGACGAAGAAGACGGAGGAAGCGAACGCCCTCACCTCGCGCATAGCGACGGCGAGCACCTACTTCCTAAACGACGTGCTGAACACCAACGGCGCGGCGGGCATCGAGGTGACGGAGGCCGGCAAGAAATGCGGCATGAACGCCATCCTCGACCTCGCGCAGAAAATCGGCGTGGACGGCCTGAAGGAAATCGACCGCACCACGCTCAACAAGAACCTTCAGGTTGCGGTGCTGAACGAGGTGGACGTTTTCTCGGGCCAGTGCTTCTGGGACATTAGAAAGACCTTCAACAAGGCCACGCACAAGTTCTCCATGACGCCGACTTTGACGCTCCAGGGAGACGCGTACGAATTGCTCGTGAGCAAGTTCGGCAAGGGCGTGAAGACGCTCCACTCGCCGTGGCTCGTCCGAGACGGGGACGAGTTCGCGATGCCCCAGCACGACGGCCTCACTTTGACGCCTCCGGTCTGGAAGCCGAAGTGGGAGTGCATGGGCAACAAGGTCGTGCTCGTGGTCTACCCGCTCGAGAAGGACGACGGCACGGTCGAGTACATCCTCTCGCCGCGCGCCTTGGTCAACGCCAACCTCATGGCGCACATTCTTAACAACGCCTTAGGCGCGGACAAGCCGAGCCCCAAGGACTTCGAGGGAGGCTACCGCGACCCGGCCTACAAGCAGGCGCAGGACGACTGGAAGGCGAAATACGGCGCGCTCCGCAAGAAGCTCGACGGGAAATCGCTGGATGAGTTGTTGGATGCCCCTGAGCTTGACGAGCTCATCAGCCCGGCGTGGAAATCGCCGAGCGCGAAGGAGAGCATGATTATCCGCAAAATGAAGAAGAACGCACTGATGCACTACGTCCGCGACCTCGGCAACCGCTCGAAGGCCCTCATGGAGGCCGACGACGACCGCGACCCCGCCATCGACGAGGACAAAGTGGTCTCGGAGCAGGACGGCGAAGGCGAGCCCGAGGGGCAGAAGGCCCCGGACTTCTCGGTCGGCGACGACGGCGAGGCGGCTAAGATGGCCAAACCCGCCCAGAAAGAGCCTAAAGAGGCCCAAGGCGAACCGAAAGCCAAGAAAACGGACGGGAAGCCATCCGAGCCCGCGAAAGCCGCCAAAACGCCCGAAACCGCGAAAATCGAGGTCGTCGAGGACCCCAAGGAAGAAGCGGAAGAAGGCGAAGGCAAGGAGGAAGCCGAAGGCGAGACCGCCCCCGACTGGAAGCTATGAGGACCGCCTCGCTGGCCTCATCGTCGGCGGGGAACTGCTACGCGCTCGTCTTTGACCTCGGGGAGGGCCGCAAGGCCTCCCTCCTGGTCGAGTGCGGCGTCCCCTATCAGGCGATTACCCGCAAACTGGCGGAGAACGGCCTGAGCATAGCCGACTTCCGCCATTGCCTAATAACCCACAGCCACGCGGACCACAGCATCGCGGCCCGCGACCTCGCCAAGCGCGGGGTCGGGATATTCGCCACGGACGGTTGCCTCAAGGCCCTTGGGGTCCCCGGCACGCCCATGGAGTACCTCAAGCCGACCAAAGTCGAGGACGGCCTCTTCGTCATGCCGTTCCGCGTGAAGCACGACGCGCCCGAGCCAGCCGGCTTCGTCATAAAGACCAAAGCCGAGACGGTGGTGTTCGGCATCGACAGCCAGAGATGGCTCGACGACCTGAGCAACTTCCGCCCCAACTACGTCTTCTGCGAGGCGAACTACGACGGCGCGATTATGGGCGCGGAGCAGCTTTCGCTTCGGCGCATGGCCGCGAAGGACGCGGAACGCCGCTATATCCAGAACTGCCGGGTGGTGGCGCAGCACATGAGCATCGAGGGCGCGGAGCGCACTTTGCTCAGGCTCAAGCTCGAGGCGTGCGAGGCCATCTTCCTCACCCACCTCTCCGACCGCATGGCCTCGGCCCCGGCCTTCAAGAGAGCGGTCGAGGGCAAGACGGGCGTGCCGACATTCGTGTGCCTGAAGAACGGAGGCATCGAATGATGAGGGACTGCGTGGTCGAGGCTTTGCTCATGACGAAGCCGTCCGGCGAGTGGCGGGCCGTCAAGGGCGGCCCATACGATAGGAAGAAGGCCTTGGACGTGGCGCAGACGGTCTCGAACGACGAGATGGTCCGGCGGTCGCGCACCAAGTCGGTCACGGTGGCGGCGGTCCGCGTGACCAGGCTCAAGGCCTACGTCTATTCGCCCGCCGTGTGCCTCGTGTTCGACGAGACGAAGGAGAAATGAAATGGCGCAAAGAAGAATGTTCAGTCTGAAGGTCATCGACACCGACGCGTTCTGCGAGATGCCGGCATCCGCCCAAAATCTCTATTTCCACATAGGGATGCGGGCGGACGACGACGGCTTCTACGCCGGGGTGAAGGGCTTGATGGCGAAGATACACGCGAGCCAGGACGACCTAAGCGTGCTTTTGGCGAGGCGTTACCTCCTCGACCGCGGCGACGGCGTCTACGTGGTGAAGCACTGGAAGATGAACAACTACCTCCAGAGCGACCGCTACACCCCGACCGAATACCAGGAGAAGAAGAACGGGCTTTACCTCAAGGCGGACGGCTCTTACACCGAGGACCAAGCCAAGGCGGGAACGCCATGTATACAAAATGTATCCATAGGTAAGAGTAGTGTAGTAAAGGTAAGTATAGATAAGCCTAGTATAGTCAAGTCTAGTCTTAAAGAACCTAACGAAGTGATACACATACCGGATTACGTAACGAATGGAATTGAAAGGGAAGGGGCTTCGCCCTCTCCCAAGGAAGAACCTTCCGGGACGGAAAAGGCCAAAGACCCCGACGACGAATTGTTTTAGGGGTTGAAGTCAACCACGCGAAGGATTACGATTAAAGCGCAAGGCTCATAGGAGGGCTTGGAAAATGATCAATCTTAGGACATGGCTCTCGCAGGGCTGGGTGGGGGACGGCGACGCCATCCTCCTCTCGGGCCGCGAGACCACGAAGGCGGAGCTTCTTCGGAAGCCCACCGCCGAGATGGCCTGCGGGGTGGTCTCCGCGGAGTGCTTCACCAGAAGGCTGGAGACGGTCTACCGCCTCGAGCTGGGGCCCGCCATCGACTGCGGGGCGGAGCTCGCGCGGATAAACGCCGGGATAGCCGAGACGGAGGCTTGCCTGGCCAAGGCGACGGGGAAGCCCGGCAACTGGAGGTGCGTCTCGGACCTCCGCAAGAAGCTGGGACGCCAGACGAGGGCGCGGGCCGAATGGCTCCGCTCGCATCCGGGGGAGGCGCGCTGATGGGCAAGAAAGGCTCCACGTGGGGGCGGTTCTACAAAGGCCGCTACCTCATCGCGTTCTACGACGCGGCGGACGACGACACGCTGGTCGCGGTCGCCGACAACGTGAAGGAGATGATAGACGCCTACGGCTTCAAGAGGGAGACGGTCTCGCCGCTCCTTGGCCGGGCGTTCAAGGGCAAGAAGGACCACGAGACCATCAAAATCAATGGCATGAAGTGCATACCGCATTTCATCCCCATGGGAAAGGAGAGCGTGTCATGGACGAGCAAATGAGTTTGTTCGATTTGTCGGAAGTCGAGGAGGCGAAGCCCGCCCCGACCGCAAAGGCGAAGAAGGAGAAGGACTTCGGGGCGGCCCAGACGAGCCTGTTCTCGTTCGCCTTCCCGCGCTTCCGCTTCACGAAGCCCATCCGAATGATAGAGCTTTTCGCCGGCTATGGGAGCCAGAAGCTCGCGATGGAGTACCTTCAAAGGGACGGCGCGCTGAAGCTGCCTTGCGAGACGTGGCGCATCTGCGAATGGGCGATACCGTCTTTCATCGCGTACAAGGCCATCCACAAGCCGGACGACCACAAGGACTACTCGGAAGGCTTGAGCAAGGACGAAATAGCGGCCGCTTTATTCGAGAGGGGCGCGAGCCTCGACTGGAACAAGCCGGCGACCCTCGCCGAGCTGAAGCGCAGGCCCGAGGCCTACCTTCGCCTCGCCTACAACTCCATGGCCTCCGTCGGGAACATGGTGGACGTCTCGAGGGTCCGCGGGAAGGACCTCGCCATGAGAGAGAGAGAGAGATACCAGGTTCTGCTCTCCTATAGTTTCCCATGCCAAGATTTGTCTTTGGCGGGGGAGCGCAAGATGATGGACGAGGGAAGCGGGACCCGCTCGTCTTTGCTTTGGGAGGTGAAACGGATCCTCAAGGAGATGGCGGACGAGGGGCAGAAGCCCGACTGCCTCCTCATGGAGAACGTGCCGCAGGTGGCCTCGGCGGACAACCGCAAGAACATGGAGAAGTGGCAGGCCTTCCTTTCGTCGCTTGGCTACCGCTCCTACGGCCAGTGCGTGATGGCGACCGAGCATGGCGTGCCGCAGACCAGAAACCGCTACTTTTTGATCTCGGTGCTGGGGGACTATTCCTACGACTTCCCGCCGCCCTATGCGCTCGACGTGAAGTTAAAGGACGTGCTGGAGCCGAAGGTGGAAGACCGCTTCTATCTTTCCGAAAAGAACATAAAGAACATTCTGAATTGGAAGGGGAGAAACCCACTGGAGGAGGGTGCCATGTTCGAGGATGGCGTTTCGGGGACCATCATCGCCAAGCCGCAGTCGAGCACCTCTAGGCAGACGAAACTCCTTCTTTCCCCTATCGACAAAGCCCAGAAAATAGGTTCTTATACGCACGCCGGAATTGGCGGAGACGTCTTTAAGGAAGGCGGTTGCTGCTCCACGCTTACCACTGGAAACCATGGAAACGTGACGGCCCTCGCCATTGGCTGCCACGCCGTCACTAACGGGCATGGGAAAATAGACAAAGGCAGTGATGACCACAAAATCGTTTTGGAAAGCAATAAAAAGGAAGCCTCTTATAGTTTGACCACCCTCGCCTCCATGAGTGGCTTGGTGGCCATCCATTCCGAGTTTGGGAAAACGCAGACATCCGAAAGCGAAGCTATGACGATTTCCGCGACAGAAGCCGATGGCAACGAGGCGAAGCTGGGGCTAATTCAGGTCGATGGCGTCTGGTATGTCGTCCGCAAGTTCACCCCTCGCGAGTGCTTCCGCCTCATGGGCGTCAGAGACGAGGACTACGACCGCATAAAGGACCTGCTTCCAGAGAGCGCGCAGTACCACCTCGCCGGGGACAGCATCGTATGCGGCCCGACCAAGGACCGAGGCGTGCTGACCGGCATCTTCGGGGCGATGATTTAGAAAGGAGGTGAAAGAATGGAATATCCATATCAGCTCTCGGTGCTGCTCACCGAGAAAGAGATGAAAGCCATCGACAAGGTGGCAAAGGAACATCATGTTTCCAAAACCGAAGTAGTCCGCTTGGCTATCGATTCTGGTCTATGCGTCAAAAGGGAAAAAGCCTAAAAGGAAAAACAAAAAATGAGAACTATAACGAAAGACGAACTTGATATAATCCTGGAAAAACACAAAAGTTATCTTGTTGGGATTTGCGGAGGAGAACAAGCCGACCTAAGTTGTGCCGACCTAAGTGGTGCCGACCTAAGTGGTGCCAACCTAATTGGTGCCAATCTTTCAGGAACGTACATTGATGAAAAAGAACAATGCCGCAAAGGAGTTATTCTCAAAAAACCTATGATGGGCTACAAAAAACTAGCGGACGGCTCCATCTGCGTTCTTTCCATCCCAAAAGGCGCAATCGTTTTCAGCATAAATGGCTCAAAATGCCGAACAAACAAAGCCAAGGTGCTGGAAGGTGGTGGAGTGTCCTACTATGACAATGAATTTACTTACGAAAAAGGCAAGTCCTATGAGATAGAAGGCTTCGACCT